AACCGCGCATTGATGCGTTTGTGATATAGCAAGGAGAACCGACTAAGGCGTTTGCACTACCTAGATCAGATTCCATAGCGATCACTTCAGGGAAAGTTGGAACAGCACCGGCAAAAGCTTCCGCACCAATTCCTACGGTATTTTTTATGCCTAGCGGTTCGCTGCCTACCCCAGAACCATAAAGGCCAGCCAAGTCAATCTTTAGCGCAATAACGCGAGCTAAGTCATTTCTGATGAATTGCTCAATTGAGATAGATGATTGAAGAAGTAGTTTTCTTGTTACATCTGTATAGGCTCCCACTGTGCGGGGAATCATTGAAACTTGTGACAATGTTTGGTCTGATTCAGCCGCCGCTGCACCTTCAGCAATCCACGTTGCAGATGCCGCGCCTGTCTGTTTAGGCAGTTTGATATTGCCCTCTAGGCCGGAAAGGATAGTTGCCCCTGCCCTTGCACAAGCGCTTTCATTCCTTAGCAGGTCAATAAATGAACCTGTTAAAAGCTCCTCTTTTATTACGTCGCCCCCTGCTGAACCCGGTGAGGTTTGCAAATCTCTTGTTAGTACATCTTGAGGGATTGTTATACCTCTTGAAGTTCTGCCAAGTTTTGCAGCCGCCGCCTCAGATGCTTCAATTTCAAAAGAAGCCGCTTCACGTGCGCGGGTATCTGTTGGGTTAGCAAGATAGTTAAGAGCCTTTAAGAAAGAAAAACTTCTTGACTCTTTTTCTGTCATGCCTAACTCTGCATTGCCTGATGCTTGTGCTACTGGCTCTTGCTTCCAGTTATCGACAATTGCTTGATTAAAATCTGCAACGCTGCGACCTTCAGAAACATAAGTTTGACCTAGTTCTCTTAAGTCGTGCCTTTCAGCAGCTTTTTGAATGTTTGTAATACGGCTACGCTCAGCTTTCAATAGCTTTTCGCTATCTACTGCTTCTGAACGCACCTCCAAAGTTTCTTTTGGTGTAGTGGTCATTTCAACAGGTTTAGAAGTGGACGATGCGTCAGAAGACGCGGCGTTAATACGCTCTTGTAGTATATTATCTGATTCCTGCGTATCCGTAACGGTTCTGTTTACTCCAACTGTTGAATCGGCGGGGCAAGGTGCAACCGATAATTCATGAACAGTGATGTCCTTACCAATAAACTGTTCGCCTCGCTGTTCAAAATCGTTAACAACGTAACCAAAGCTAATACCCCTAATTATCCCGTCTTGAATGTCTCTGTAAATAGAACTTGCAAATTCTTCTTTGCTAAAACGTACCTCTGCATATCCACGCTTGTCACTTTCATCGATCCAAGCTTTGTTAACTACTCCAATCGGTCTATCGAAAGAGTGATTAAACAAAAGTGGGCCGCCATCGTTTAGCCGTGAAAGATCCCAATTGTCTGACTTATGTTCAAGCACCTCATCGCCAAAAGCGCGAGCAACAGGTTGCTCAGAACTAAAAGGAAAGGTTAATGTTCTTTCTTGTTTTTCGACCTGTTTAACTTCTAGGGCAAAATCCCTTTGAACTAATTTTTGTTCTAGATCACGTTCCATTTTCTTCAGAATCGTTTGGTGTTTCGTCTACTTTAGCCTGCGTAGCAATATTGGTTGAATCTGTCTCGAAATTTAGCCCGTAAGATGCCGCCATTTCTTGCTCATTTTTTCTTGCAATTAAAAACTCTTCTAAATCTGTACCAGATAATTCGCTTAATACTTGCGATTGCAATTTAAAGCCAGCTTTAACAGCTAGGCTTGCAGCCTCCACCTCCTTTTTCGGATCAATCCAAGACATCCCTGAAAACATAAATCGACTAACTTGATACCTTTCGGGTTCTGACTGGTAATTAGGTAATTGCAGCGTTCCTCCTAAAACACTTAGTTCTAACCATTCTTTATAAACTTTTTCTAATAAGATTTCTTTTAATTGCGATTGCAAAGCCTTAAATGATTGTTGATCTTGTAATAGATCAAGGCGGCTAGAACTGTAATTAGATTGACTGCTATCTCTTGATAATGTCGCGTATGAAATGCCTAATGACGCAGATAATGCCCTAATCATTGCCCGAACAAATGGTTCAAATTGACCATCAGGCGCGTTTAAGTCTGGAACCGTAATCGATTCACCGGGGGCCAAATATTTAACGGCTCCGGGTTGAAGTTCGTAAACCCTTTCGTTTTCCTCGTCTAAACCGTCGGAATTTAATTCGCCTTCGGGTGACTGAATATAAGCAGTTAAACAACTTGACGCTCTAGCCCTAATTATCTCGGCTTGTTCGTAGCCCTCCAAATGATGCATCCTTTGAATAGCACTAGCCATCCATGTCACGCCGCGAGTCTGACCGGGGCGCGTAAAGGTTGCCAAATGAATAATATCCTCGGCATTAACAATAATATGTCTGTCCCTTTCAGTTGGTTGATTAACAAAAAGAGTATCTCCGGGGTGTTTCGTTAAGATTGCATATTTTTTTGGCTTGTTCCATTCATCTAGCAATATCCCCATTCTCCATTGCCAACCTTTAGGAGCTGCGCCGCCTTGATAATCTTCATCAATCATATCTGCCTCCAAAATTTGCAACGCAAAAGGAACATCACTGTCACCAAACCTTTTACCTCTAATCAAACGAATAAATACCTCCCCATCTGATGCCCACGCTGAAACAGCAGTCCTAACCATTTCGTTAAAGGTTAATTTTCCAGCTACATCGCAACTAGAAGCTTTAGACCATTTAGCAAAAGATCTTTCAATTTGATCGTTAATTTTGGGGTTAAGTCTTCCCCCTCTTGCCATCCTTACCTGAGCTTGTAAGCGTGGCCCACACCCTGCAACGTTTTCAACAATGGCACGAATAGCATTTCGGCAATAATCCTGATCCCTTATTAATTGTCTAGCTCTAGACCTAAGCTTTTTAACGCTGCCTTTGATTTCTGTATCTGCTGAACTTGTCGGGTTGACCCAACTCGCGGTATATCGATCCATGCTTGCGCCTGCGTAATTTCTACGTCTAGGCTTTGCAAGTGTTGAAGGATTAGGGCGCCATAATTCGCGCCATGCGTTAGCAATACCCATGATTAAAACCTCGCGTACATTGTGAATGGGTTTCCTTTTCCGTTAGCTATTAAATTCGCCTGATCTTCTTTGTTAACGATGTATTTAAGTTGACTTTCTCTAGCGATTAAATCAGGCAAATTAACTTTTTTATATGTCCTACCCCCTATTGAATATTCTTGTCCGGCGTCTGTCGTTAATACCCTAATTGCAGTTGTTACCGCGTCTAAATCTTTCTTTGCTTGTGACCTGTTATCAATAGCACCCGGATTACCACCCGCATAAACAAGAGATTGTAAAACCTCTAATTGTCCTGATCTTGTAAACTTTTCAGCGCCTTTTGAAAATTCAGCCGTCCAATACCAATCACCAACAGTGAAAGATGCTGTATCAGTTGCGCTAATGGTCGTTTTCCAACCTGTCGAAGTTGCATCCTGTACGGCGGTTGCTGTATGGAAACCGTTAGCAGCCGCATTAGTGCGAAGGTAATATTTTAATGTCCAATCAGGCGCGGAAATAGTTTCGTCAAACGGATCAGTTGTGCTTGAGTCTTTCCATTTAACTGTCGCCCCTGCGCGTATTGTTCCGGGGATATTCATTTTGACCCCCTACCATTTGTGAACATAACCCTGCTTAGACGTATTTCTTTTAGAGTTTAGCGCCTTTTCGTTAGGTTTTTTAAGCGAATTTAAGAGTCTTTTAGCGAATATTTCGCCAATTTTAGCCCTCGGATAGATCATATAGAGACGATTAACGCCGCAATAGGCCATACAGAGACAATCAAGCGCTTCATTTCGTGCGCCCGGTTTTAATGTCCATGTAGGAACTTGAAAGCCTGATCGATTTGTTTTTAATATTTGTCTTTCTGCTGTTAGTTGTCTGAAATATTCTTCGCCTGTTTGCGCGTGAAAGTGTAAATATCCGGGGCCGGGTTCGTTGTGCTTCAGTCTACCCATTAAAGCATCTTTCGCCGTATCTCCACCCATTAAATATAAAGTTAATGCTTTTTTTAATGATCTACCTTTTGCATTGATGTCTACTTTTGACCCGCGACCAATAACAGGTTTACGCGCTTGGTTTGTTCCTTTAATTGCTATCACCCCTTGCGCCTGACGCTCTCGGCAGTACTGGTAAGTTGCCTGAGTCGCCAAACCGCCAGAGTCGATCACTGTTACATCAGGTTTTAGTTTTACTTTCTTTTCTGGGTTGCCGGGTATTGGAACTTCATATTCTGCGCCTACTAAAACATCTAATACCTCCCAGACATGACTTTGATGAGGATCACCGAGAATGACTTGATGATCTATCAACCAACCTTCCTCAAAACGATCCGGCGTTAAATTCCATCCCCAGATCGAAACCTCTAATCTTTGGTTTTCGCCACCCATACCGCCGCCACCTTGTACGTCAACCGCAAGCGTTATAGTTTGCACCCCTTCGGGTATTTGTCCCGGTAAGTAACCTTCACACCGCTTTAATAAACCTTCAACGCTGACATTAGAAACATGATCGCTATCCCACGTTTCGGATAATCTTGTATTAACAAAAGTGCGTAATAAAGGGGTC